CCTCATGGCATCCATCAAGTGGTCTCTAAACTTAACTGGTTCATCCAACGTATTGCCATCGTTATCAGTTTTCCATTTATAGTTTTTAAACTCATCCAACAAATCTAACGAATCGCTTTTAACTATCAGTGGAAATGACTTTACCTTGTTGATACCAGCAAAAACGTCTTTAACGGCAGGTTTAAGGCTAAATCCAGCCTTATTAATCTCAGCTATGGTCTTGGGTTCAGCAGCATCAGCGAATATCTCTGTACGCTTGTCAAAGCCAAAAGCCTTTAGCCTATCGATAAGTAGTGAGGTAGACATTTTAGTTTCGTAGATGAGTTGCTCCACAAACATCTCGTTATCGAAGTGTTTGATACGCACCAGTGCGGTTTGATTGTTGTAGCCAAAATCCAGTCCATAAAATATTTCCCCTCCTTCTGGGAAGTTTCGTCTCCGTTTCCAATGGGTATAAATAGTTGCCTCTGATATTGCTCTTTCTCCTAAACCATAAACTCTCCAATATTCATGGTCGGCATCCTTTAGTCTCTCAATTTCTTCCACCAAAGATTTCTCAAGGAATGGGTTGTCTTTGTAGGTAGTGATGGTAAAGTCGGTATCTTCTCTTGTAATTACCTTATCGTATATCCAAGAGTAGTAATCTGAAGGATTATAGTCAATTACAATCTTTTCTGTGGTTCTTAGGGCTAACTGCATCCAAGATTCGTAATTGACCTCGTTGGCCTCGTTAATAAATAGATAGTTTCTTTTACGACCTCTTATTTTTTGCGGCTGGTCTGTAGAGACAAACTCTACGGTATTGCCTCCTAAGAAGTAAAGATTTTCTGACTTGTTGTGCTTTTCTTCTGAGTATAGGCCATATTTCGACAGAATTTCTATAAAGTCTCTCATTACTGAGCCTTTTATGGATGGCAACGATGAACGGCAGATAGTTAGTGTCTTCCCTTTTTCTTGTAGCAATTTTACGATAAACCAGGTCAATACATTGTAGGTTTTGCCAGACCTTGTTCCGCCTTGCATAACAGATATTTTTTTTTGGCTGTTTTGCAGTATCTCGAAAACGATGTTGGTGGTTACGTTCATAGGGCATTAGGAAAAAATTAAAAAATTGGCTTTGGTAAAGCGAAACTAATACTTTTTGGTTTTATAGAGGGTAGGCCCCTAACATAAGTCAGAAATGGCGTTTTTTGACACATATTAAGTTTACCAATAGAAAACTTTACTCCTCGAACTCATCTTGGTCGTTCATATCTAACAACTCACCCTTGCTATGGTCATATAATGGAATCTCTGGTACCTCGGAAGCCAATGTGGCTGGAACAGTAAAGCTGTTATCTTTCTGAGTATCGAAGTTTATTATATTCTCATCTCCATCGAGCTGCTTCTGCAAGTTAGGTAATTCTGATGGCTTCACTACGTTAACCGTAATCTGCTTAACCACATCTCCTTCATGAGCCACCTCAGTTTTTTCAATGTACCCTCTTCTCTTGCCCTTGGTCTTTAGCAAGAACATAGTAGCCAAAGTATCACCCTTAGTAATCCTCTCCATCAACTTGTGCTCCCCCCAATCCAACATAATCTCCTCTGGCTCTATTTCAGCCAAAGCCTTCTTAAACTCAGTATCATTCTTCATCCAATTCTGATACATAGTCCTACTAATCCCACACGCTTGACAAGCAATAGTAATATTTCCAAAATTCTCCCTATAAGCAATGATAAATGCTTCTTTTGTTATATCCTTAAACTCTGCGTTCATATTATCGGTTTTTGGTTGGCGTTCTAATAGACACAATACTCACTACCTTATCTACCTTGATGTTGTTAAACCCAAGCCAGTTACCACACTTCCTACACTCAAACTGCACCTCCCTAATCTGACTGCTCCAAACATACTCCTCCTGGACAACACCACATTTGCACTTATAGTTTCTCTTTGCACAAGTATCTTTCATAGAAGTCAAAGCTACAACTATTATACCAAAACAACAATACAAAAGTTAAAATTGGTGAAAACAATGTTTTATATCAAAAATGTGAAGGGCACATTGGCGTTGCACCATTGATTACACGAATAAAGTGCCTAGGGGGTACCCTATACAAGTATTAAATAATATTATCATTTATAACTACTTGTTAATCAATAGTGGAATTGTCTTATAATTACCATTATGTTAAATTAGGTACTAATTGGGCTGTAATTGGTACTATATTTATACATACAATTTGTTACCCTACCATTTACGGAACATAACAACCGACACACAATTAAGGGCTAACACTATTGGTAAAGTATGGACAATATAATATAAGATATATTATTTATTGAAGTATATATTATATATTATATTCTATATTATATCTTATATTATATATTATATATTATATACTATATATAGTATTAAATATATACCAGGATAATTAACCAGGTAAAGAAAGTTTACCGTTGGTCTATAATTAGACCGCAAAATATTTTTAATAATATTTAATCTTTTTTTTGTTTATTTCATTTATTGATATTATCTTAGCCTTATCATTTAACCAAAACACTAACAAAATGCAACACTTATCAAACTTCCTTTTGCTTTGGGTTATTATCTTAACCATTACTATCGTATCAAAAGCGGCTAAATTATTAACTGATTATCTAATCACTAAAATCAAATAGTATGAACATCATCGACCTTGCTTTGTACCTTATCATCGGTACTTTATTAATCACACTTGTCAAAACAATATGCCAAGAAATTACAAACAAATAAAACCTAATACAATGACAAACACAGCACAAACAACAAAACAAACCATTGAGCAGATTATTAATCTAATTAATGAAATGGACAATTCAGATTTAGTACAATTAAACAACGAGTATTGTCAATCTGCACATTATTTTGACTCTGAGATATTTGAGAATGATGAAGACTTTTTTCAAACATTCTTTGATAATGACACATTAAGAGCAATTCAAGCCACTCAATTTGGGGATTACCGCTACCATGATAATTGGGTAACATTTAACGGATACGGAAATTTAGATTCCTTTAATGCTGTTATTGATAACCTTTGCGAATTAATACCGACAATGGCTGAGTATATCGTTTACAATTATGCAGATTTTAGCCAATTCGATGAAATAGATTTTAATAACATTGAAGATTAATAAACCTAATAAAACAAACACAATGAAAAAGACAATTAAAAAAGCATTCGTTGCAAGACCTTCTGAATGGTACAAATTAACGGAAGGCAGAAAAGCTACAATAAAAAAAGATTTCTTTTATAATGGCGAAGGATATTATAAAGGTACTTGGGATGATGACGGCACTAAGTTTGAATGCCCAAGCATCTTTTTTGATGAAATCGAAGAGTTCAATAATGAAATGGACTTATTGCAAATAACAATAAACGAGGATAAGACAAAGGTTTACACCTACATTTCAAAAGACTTAATGAGCAAAATTTCTTTTATGATGCACCCAAAAAAAGCATTTTCTTTTGTGGTTCTAAATTCTATTAATGTACCTAAAAATATGATAAACGATATTTTAGATGGGTTTATATTAAGAGGAATAAAACAAAAGGATTTTAAAGGTGGATATGATGAAGCAATCAAAACAATATTATTTTAAAAACTATACCTATGAACAGCTACAAACACAGACACAAGAACGTACCACCTGCATTGGTGGAAAAATGGACAAAACAATTACTTGAAGATTACGAGGCAGAGGATTTACTCGAGTTCCTAATAGAACAAACCGACAAACAAAAAAAGGTTTGGTTATTTGATGCTATGAAGGAAGCCCTACAAATGGAAGCCAACGTTAAAATGTTTCAGCCTAAAACAATGGAAGAGGAAATGAAGTATGAAGCCTTTATTTTAGAGGTCAAGCCACTTTATAACGATAGGCAGGATTATTTATTTTAGAGGTTAACTGATGAGGCTTGATATTAGCCGAAATAGTCCCTTTTAGGGGCTATATTAACCAAAACAAAACAAATGGTTTACTTAATTAGCAAAACAAAGGATAAAAGCCCTTTGACAGCTCAAACAGTAACGAAATTTACTCTTTCTACTTATTTGAATGGTCAACTATTTGAATATTCATATTATGGATATACAAAACAAAAAGCAGTCAGCCAATTTAATAAGCTAATTAAAGAGAAACAAAAAGCGTGGTTTGAATATTTAGCAAAATAAAGCCTTTCCAGGCTATTTAATTTTTTTATGATAACATGATAAGGAAATAAAAAGAAAAGGCAAATTTGAGGCTTAAAAGTGGCTTAAAATGGCATTCTTTGCTATAATTGCAATCTATGCCAGGCAATGACTACTTTTTGCCATTGTAACTGCTTTGTAGTTGCATACCCAAAAATCTGCCAAAAAGCTCCAAAAACCCTATCCAAAAACCCCGCAAAAATCTTTTATAACTAAACAAAAATCTATGGCAAAAATCCTTGTGGCTTGTGAAGAAAGCCAATCAGTAACAAAAATCCTCAGAGAATTAGGTCACGAAGCATTTTCTTGTGACATTTTACCTTGTAGTGGTGGTCATCCCGAATGGCATTTCGAGGCTGATGTATTTAAAATTATTAACAAAGGTTGGGATTTGATGATTGCACACCCTCCTTGTACTTTTTTATCGGTAAGTGGTGCAAGACACCTATACAACAAAGATGGCTCACCTAACCTGGAACGCTATAAAAACCAGGCTGAAGCCTTAGATTTTGTCCAAAAACTTATGGATGCACCTATTCTAAGAATAGCAATAGAGAATCCTGTCTCTGTTATATCGACAAAAATCCGTAAGCCCGACCAAATTATACAGCCTTGGATGTTTGGGGATGAAGCTACAAAGACAACTTGCTTATGGCTCAAAAATCTGCCAAAGTTAGAACCTACTAAAATTGTTGGTAAGGGAGAAAGAACTGTCTTTAAAAGTGGCAAATCTCATCCAAAATGGTATGCTGATGCCCTGGCAACTGCAAAAACTCCTGCAGAACGTAGGACATTAAGAAGCAAAACTTTTGATGGTATTGCAAGAGCAATGGCTACACAATGGACAAAAGATTTATAATTAATTAACAAAATTTTAGCTAAATTATATTAAAATATCACAAATAATCTATAATTTTACCAAACTAAACCAAAACAAATGCACCAATTAATTACCTTAACCCATCCAATGAAGTGTGCTATAACTGGCATACAGATTGACAAAGGCGAACAAGCCTACTACAAT